GCTTTGATTAAACAAAACTCAAGTTGTTCTAGTAGATTAAATGAAGAATTAATTCAAGAAAGTGTATTAAGAGATTTTTTTAATATGTATCTTTCTCAAACTGAAGATGTTTCATCTTTTTATGGAAAACCAATTATACATCTTTCTGTTTATCAACTAAAGTTAGCATTATATGCTAGAGTATTTTATAATATATTCCAATATAATGACGATATTCCAAATGGAATTAAAAAAGATCCATCTGCTTTATTAAGATTTGCAGAAAGTAAACGTAGCGGTGGTAACAATAAAGTTTTATCAAAGATAAAAGATAAAGATTCTGGAGCAACAACTCTTTTTGGTGCAACAAAAGAAGATTTGCAAGAGGTAATACCAGATGCACCAACGATTTCATTATCAGATCATATTAAAAATAGTGGAGGTACTTTAAGTATGGATGATATGATTAAATTAATGGGAGAATAGTATTTTTTATGTGTAAATATTCCTAAAGGAATAAGGAATGCCACTACAAGTACCAGTAACTCAAACAGGATTAGAAGCGAGCATTATAGCGGCAGCTAAAAAAGCTGGCAGGAACTTAAATATAAATCTAGGTACTAATACTAGAAGTATTAGCGCCTTATCTCAACCACTTGGAAGAATTACTGGTCAGGCTGATGAATTTACAAAATCAATGGAAGCCGCAAATGCTCGTGTATTTGCTTTCGGTGCTTCAGTTGGTATTATTAATGGAGTAACTAAAGCTTTTGGAGCATTAGTTAGAAATACAATTGAGGTTGAAAGATCTCTTGTAGAAATTAATACAGTTTTGGGAGCGAGTAGCGACTCTTTACAAAAATTTGGTAATAAACTTTTTGATGTAGCTAAAAGTACTGGTCAAACTTTTGATATTGTTGCCAAAGGTGCATTAGAACTTGCAAGACAAGGTTTAAGTACAGAAGAAACTTTAAAAAGAATTAATGATGCACTTATTCTTTCAAGACTTTCTGGTTTAGATGCACAACAATCTGTTGAAGGTTTAACAGCGGCATTTAACTCATTTAAAGAAACTGGAATTACAACATCTCAAATTCTTAACAAATTAGTTGTTGTTTCTCAAAAATATTCTGTTTCAGAAAGAGATTTAATTGAAGGTCTTAAAAGATCTGCGTCTGTTGCGGATCAAGCTGGTGTTTCTTTTGATGAATTAGTTGGTATTATTACAACCGTTCAAGAAAGAACTGCTCGTGGTGGTGCTGTTATTGGTAACGCATTTAAAACAATTTTTGCTCGCATACAAGATAGAGGAGCATTAGAAGATTTGCGTAGTTTTGGTATAGAAATTCAAGATGTACAAGGAAAAATTTTACCAGCAACACAAATTTTACAAAACTTAGCTGGAGAATTCAATAAATTAACTCAAGTAGAACAGGCAGATCTTGCCAAAAAACTTGGCGGTGTCTATCAGTTATCAAACTTATTAGCTGCAGTTAAAGATTTATCAAGTGAGCAGTCTAAGTATGTTGATATTGTTAAACTTTCAGCTGGAGCAACTGATGAAGCTTATAAGAAAAATGCTGCATTAAATGAAACTCTTGCTACTTTAATTAATAAAGTTACTCTTAGCGCACAACAACTTGGTGCAACTTTAGGAGAAATTGGTATTGCTGATGGCTTAAAGAAGTTATTAGATTTTGTTAATTATATTTTTGAAGGTTTCCAAAAAATCCTTGGAGAAGAAAGTGCATTAGGAACTTTATTTAAAGGGTTAGCAAAGGGAATTGGAAGTGTTTTAGCTGGTCCTGGTTTAGCAATATTTGCAGCTATTATTGGAAAACTTTCTATACAATTAGCTGGGTTTGGTGTTGAAGCTTTAAAGTCCTTCTTTAAAATAACCTCCACTTCAAAAGAACTTCAAAATATACAAGGTGCTATTACAAGCACTTTATTAAATAATAAACAAATACAACAACAAATTTTAAATCTTGAAGGCAATAGGGTTGCTCAAGCACAATTTATAAGTACAGCTTTAAATGAGCAACTTAAAACAATGCAGAGAATGCAAAGCATTGCAGCATCTATAACTCCAGATGTTTATGCAGCAACATCTGGCGCTCGAAAAAGTGCGTCAAAAAATGTAGCTGGTGCAGCTGGTGGTTATATGCCAGCAGTTGCTGGAGAAGCTTCAGATATTCGTCGTGGTGTTGGTGGGGCAAGAGCTGGTGATAAACCAGTAGTAATTCCAAATTTTGCATTTGGTGGCGGCAAGAAAGGAACTATGGTTGCTCATACTGGTGAGTATATTGTTCCTAATTTTGCAAGAGGTGGGTCTGCTATCTTTAATAGAGATATGATTGCATCAATGGGTCTTCCATCTGGCGCTAAAAAGATTGGTGCTGCTGGAGGATTTATTCCAAATTTTGCTGAATGGTATGATAGTTCAACTAAAAAAGTAGTAACTTCAACAGATTATCCAAAAACTCCAGGGAATTGGACAAAAATTGCCAGTAATTCCCAAACCTATAGAAAATATGCAGATACTTTAGAAAATTATAAACTTCCTAATGTTGACTTTTATCTGTTCCCAGATGGAACGGGTGGTCGTGGAGCTACAGTTAGAGGCGCTCTTGGTAGAAGTAAATCTAAAGCAGTTGAGAATATTGAAAAACAACAGCAAAAAGTTGAAAAATCTGGGTTTTTTAATTTAAATGCAGATCAGCTAGGCGGAATCCTTCTTGTTTCGCCTAGATTTGGTAAAGGAGTCGGTAGTTTAGATACATCAATGCAAATTGCAGAAATACCGATCTTTAATCAAGGCAAATTCCAAGTTGATAAAAATAAATATATTAATTTAAAAGGAGTTAAGACATCTAATACTCCAAGCGGAAGAGATTTACAAGGATTACAGGGAGATATAAGTCAATTATTCGCAGGTGGAATTGTAGATCTTGCTTATAGATTATATGGAAGCACTTTTGATCCAGCAAGCGCTGGAGAGTTTACTCAAAAATTAAAATCTTTAGATAGTTCAAATAAACAACAATTAATACCACAGGCTGCACAAGGAGATTTATTTGAGGCTGCTGGTAAAGTTGCCCTTAATAGTTTTAGCAATTTAGAATCTTTATTTGGTTCTGCAGAACAAAATAGACCGTTTGATTTTCAAAATCCAGCTGCATTACAAAAAATGTTTGGAGTTAGTGTTTTAAGAGGGGAAGCGAAAAGAGGGGGAGAAAAAAACTTTTCGTCATCCAAACAAGTATCTGGTATTATTAAGAAAGTTTTTAATGATCCAGAATATTCTCCAAAAGCATTAGACGCTTTAAAAGCTCAAGGAGCTTTTAGTGCAGAGATGCAAAAACAGAAAAAAGAAGAAGAAATTTCTAATGCTGTAAGTGGTTTTGTTCCTAATTTTGCAAAAATTTTTGATTTAGTTAAAAATTTCAGTAGTACTTTATCACCTAAATTAAAACTTTCAAAATCTTCAGATAATAGATTAAATGAAAATGATTCAGTTAATTTAATTGGTAATAGATTTAATAAATTGTTTGTACCAAAAAAAGATGGTGAAAATGGAGAAAGATATGAAAAAAGGGTTTTAAGCGAATTAGGTTATACCTCATCAATAGGTTTAAATTTTAAAGGTAATTCTGCAATTGATGGATATAAAAATGCTACCTCACTTGTAGAAGTGAAAAGTGGATTTTATAATGAACAAGATACTAAACTTAAATTTTTAAGAGCATTAGCAGAAAATTATGGAACAAATAATCAATTAGATATATGGACTAGCAATATTGATGACTTTAAAGTTAATGGATTATTAGTTCATTCTGATGAATCTGACATAAGTAATAAAAGTAAACCATCACAACTACGAAAAGATTTTCAAATGTCTGACGCTTTAAGAGCGAATAAATACAATCGCTTAAAAAGATTTTCTAAAGGCTATATTCCTAATTTTGTAAGTCAAAAATATATATTAAATACTCTTGCTAGAATAAAAGCTGGGACAAGTGGTTTCTCAAAACAAGAACAAGAGACATTCTTAAATAAATTCGGCGCAAAATCTACTGGTAAAAAAATCTCTCTTAGAGAAGTTTATGATAAATTAGATGGAGAAGTTGGAATTGCTCAATTAATTGATAAAGCCTATTCTGCCGCTGGACTTACAGCGTCTAACGAAGAAGTTTATAGAATGTTTGAAAAACAAACTAAAGCAAATCCTTATCTATTAAGATCTTTAGTTTCAAAAAAAGGCTTTGTTCCTAACTTCGCAGATCCACTTAAAGAAGCTATAGGTCGTGAAATGTCTGCTGGTGTTCCAGCTTCACAAATTTATGTAGACCAAAATTCATCATTAAAGAATCCAATGAATCCAATGGGATTAATGGTTGCTAATCGTCGTGATGAACCATCTGGTGGTATGCAAGGAATTAATCGCGCTAGAAAAGAAGGCGCTAATCCAATGATGTATGGTGCAGCTGGAGGATTTGTTCCTAATTATGCATCAATTCCAGCAATGCCAACAATGGGATCAGTGGGTAGTTCATCTGTTGCAAATAAATTTAACGCAGCTTTAAATAAAGCCACCTTAGAATTACAAAATGGTTCTACGACTATTAATCAAGTTATTGCTGAATTAGGTAAAATAAGACCGACAGCTACAAAACTAACTGCAAATGCGCAAGCATTAGCTCAAAAATATCAAGAAGAGCTTTTACAAAGGCAACAAGCAGTTGCTACAAGAATCTTAGAGTCTAATGCTGGCAAAAAATTAGCAGCTCAATTAGATAAAGTTTATATTGAATATAATAAAAGCCAAAAATCAGCGGCAGATTTAGATGCTGCACAAAAAAAAGCAGCAGCAATATTACAAAAAACAAGTTTAAGTCAATCAAGTCAAAGAGCAATAGTTTCTTCCACTGGTTCGTTGGCTGGATCTAGATTAACAGCGCAACCTCAAGCTACTGGAGATTTGTTAACTAAAATGTTTGGTTTGCAAACAGCATTAAGTCTTTTAACTGGTGCTACTTCTGATACAGAAAATGCTTTTGCTACAGCTGCTAATGCGATTACAAGTGTAGCTTCTAGTTTTACATCTGTTTATTTAGTATTTGAAGGTTTAAAAGGTGCTGGTGGTAAACTTGGAAGTCTTTTTGGAGCTTTAGGTGGTAAACTTGGTATTTATGCAGCTGGTGCATATGCACTTTATGAAGGTTGGCAGATTCTTGCTAAAAACCTAGATTCAACAAATAGCTCAATTAATAATGCTTCTTACGCAATGGAAGGTCTTGCAAAAGCGGCATCTGGAGCAACAGTTAATTATGGGACATTATCAGAATCACAAAAGAAAAGAATTAAAACATCAAGAGAAGGATTAATTGAAGGAGGAAAATTGTATGAAAAGGTAACGTATGATGCAAAAGGAGAACTTAAAAATCGTGCGTTAATGAAAGCCTCTTTTGAAGGATATAGCGATGAGTTGGAAACACAATTTGAAGGCGCAATAGACCAAGCTTTAGCTGTAGGTGTTTCATATGATGTAATGTTCAATAAATTTAACGCAGCTGCAAAATCTGCAAATAAAATTACAGCCGAAGAAGTTGAAGGTATGATAAATGAGTTTAAAATTTTAGCTGAAGAAATAGCTAAAGTAAAACCAACAGATTTTCTTAAAAATGCTGGTATATTTGAGGGTGGAAAAAATGCAGAATTTGCTAAAAAATTTCAAAACTATACTTCTGATCAATTAGAAGAACAATTAAAATTATTTAATGAAAAAGGAAAAGGTAAAGGAACTACACAGCTACAAGAACTTATTACGCAATACACCCCAATTAGAGGTTTAACAGCTCAAAAAGATTTTGCTAGAGCAGCTTATCAACAACAAAAAGAGGCTGCAAAAGTTCAAGAAGAAAGCATTAAAACAGCAACAGAAAGTGCAAGTCTTTCATTATTAAAACAACAGTTAGAAAACAGGATAGCTTACAAAAAAGCTTTATTTGAAGCTTCAAGTGCTGAAGAATACTCTTTAGAGCTTCAAAAAGAAATGTTATCAGTTAGTGAAAAAGATAGAACATTAGCTGATTATAAATTACAAAGTTTACAAGCCGCCAAAAAACTAACATCAGAACAAGCTGATGCGACTATTGGTATTTTAAAAGATTCAGAATTAATTCAGAAAAAATTACAAGCCGCTGGAGTTGCTGATAAAATTGATCCAGAAAAATTCAAACAATTAACTTCTGCCGCAGAAGAAGTCGGAGATGCAATTCTAAAGCAAGGTGGATACACTGATGAAGTTAAAACTAAATTACAGGCATTATTAACACCTTTAAATTTAACAGCTGAACAGCAAAAATTAATTCGTGATACAGTTCAAGAAACAAATGATCAATTAGCAAAACAAGCTGCTTTACAAAATAAATTAAATGCTCAATCTAATTTACAAAAAGCAACTTTAGAAGCTATAAATTTCATTACTCAAAAAAGATCTGAAGCAATTACTAATCAATATGATAAGCAGTTAAAAGCAAATGAATTGGAAAAAAGAAGAATTGATTTAGAAAAAGAAGCGGGTATATTACAATTAGAACGTAGAAAAATTGGCGGCGGCGCTGGAAGTAATTTAGGTGTTGATAGAGAAATTGCTCAATTAGAAAAAAATGCAATAAAATTAAAATTTGATATTGATCAAAAAGATTTAATAAATCAAGTAAGAAAAGCACTTGCTGAAGCGGCATTAAGTGCGGGGTTAACGCCAACTGAAGTAGAAAATCTAAATTTACAAAATGTAACAACTAAAGAACAGGCTGTAGATAAAGCTAAAGAAATTGAAGACATTGAAACAGAAATAAAAATAAAAAAATTAATAGCAGCTCAAGAAGAATTTAAAAAAACTATTTTAGCTTCCAATTACTTTAAAAATCAAGTAACGAGTGCGGCAGATATATTTCTTCAAAAAATTCAAGAAGCTTTTCCTGGGGCTAAAACTTCATTTGTAACTCAAGACGACTTAAACCAATATGTACAAAATTTAAATAAAGGGGATGCAGGTGGGGCGCAAACGCTTCCCCCAACTGTTGTTACACCTGAAGAAGATTTAATAGCAAAAGGACAAGCGGAAATTGATGCTTTACTTGCAAACAGAAAAACGGGAGATTCTTCTTTTGTTGGTGATGTTGAAAGATTGTTTGATGAAAATCAAAAGATTAAATATCTTGAATTTCAAAATGCTCTTACAGAAATAGATAATCGTCTTTTAGCTGCTGGAGGATCTTTAACTACATTTGCTAATTTAGTAAGAGATGTATTCAGTAATTTGCCAGAAAATATTGCTCAAAATCAATTTGCAATGTTAACTGCAACAGATACTCAGTCCATCATAGGAAATGCTGTAGAAGCAAGAAGAAATGCTATATTAGCGCAGGGACCAAAAGATGAAACAACTATTGTCAAAGCCGCTGACGCTACAGCAATTTATGAAAAAGAACTTGAGATCAAAAAAGCAATCACTGCCGCAGATAAAATTAACGGCGAATTTGAATTGCAAAAATTAAAAGAAATTCTTCCACTTAGATTAGAATTATTAAAAGCTGAAACAAATGAAGAAAGAGAAGCTATAATTGATAGAATCATAGCAAAGGAAAAACAAAGACTCCCAATTCTTCAAAGAATAAAAGCCGAATTTTCTTCTACCGCAGAACAAAGAACTGCAGAACTTGAAGATTCTGTTGTAAATGCTTCTGTTCAATTTAGAGATAATATAGTTGAAGGAATATCACAAGCTATTGAAGGAGGTTCAAGTTTAAAAGATATATTATTAAATGCTGCTCTTGAATTTACTAGAGAAATAACAAAAGCATCTTTAAAAAATGCTCTTGGTTCAATAGGAAATTTATTTAATTTCGGAGGAGTTGGAAAATATGCCTCTGGTGGTATGATTAATGGAGGTTCTGGATCAAAAGATGATGTTCCAGCAATGTTAATGGGTGGAGAGTTTGTTGTAAATAAAAAAGCTGTACAAAAATATGGACCAGACTTTTTACATGCAATTAATAATGGCACATTAGGTGGATACGCTAAAGGTGGCGGTGTTAAAAAATTTACTGATCAAACAGGTGAGGGTGGATATTTCTTACCAGGTTTATATGGTAATGAATCAGTTGCTAGTCAACAAGGTTTATTTGATTTTGCAACACAAAATTATACATCTGGAGCTAGAGATGTAATTTCTTCTGGAGAAAATTATGCATCAATTAATTTAGAAACGGAAAGTTTTAGATTAACTCAAAGAGGAAGAGAGAATAATCCAATGTTTGCTGCCACTCAATCAGCAAAAGAGCAAGCATTAGGATTAGTTTTTCAAGAAGCTGAAAACTGGGAAAAATATCGTGAGGCGGTAGAAGAAGCAAAAAGACAGGAAAAAGAAAGACAAAAAGCAATTCGAAAACAATTATTAATATCTGCAGCAATGGCTGTTGGTAGTGCTGTAGCTGGACCAGTTCTTGGTGCTGCTGCATCTGGATTTAAAGCTGCATTTGGAGCTTCATCTGCCGCTAATAATGGATTTTTAACAAATCTTGGCGCTGGACTTAAGGGTATATTTACTGGTGGTCAATTAGCAGGAAGCACCCTGACTCAAAATGTTGGAGGTTTAAATAATTTATTTGCTAGTCTTGGTAAAGGACTAACTGGTAATTTTGCAGAAGCTGGAAATCTTTTTAAATTATCACAAATAGGAAGCGCCGATCAACTACAAAAAGCTTTTGCTGGGAGTATTACATCTAAAAGTAATTTTTCTAATTATTTAACAGATAATGGGTATATTCCACAAGCCTCTATTGTTAACGAGGGAGGAATTGGTATTAATGGAACTAACAATTGGTTTTCCAATATTTTTGGTGGGGTGAAAAGATTTTTAGGCTTGGGTCAGGGTAGAGATATAGATGAAAATGGGTTTGAGTCAACAGCTATTGATAATCCAGCTGTGGGTATGAGTAGACAAGAATTGCTTGAATTAACTCAAGACCCATTAATGAGAGATATTTATAATCAAAATCCAGCTGAATGGAAAAGGCGAGCGACTGGTGGAATTATTCCTTCAACCTCTGGTATAGATACTGTTCCAGCAATGCTTTCTGGCGGTGAGTTTATTATGAATAGAGCCGCTACTCAAAACATTGGTTCTGGTAATTTACAAGCGTTAAATTCTGGTGGAGGTTCTGTTGTAACTGAGGAAAAAACAGAAGAATTAAATGATAAATTAATTTCTAAATTAGATGAGTTAATACAAGCGAGTATATCAAAAAGTTCAGTTGGAGAAATTAATATAAATGTTGATAGTAGCGGTAAATCTAAAGAATCAAGCTCTAATGTTGAAAGCGGTGGACAAAGCCAACAACTTGCAAGAAGTATTAGAGATATGGTTGTAAAAGTTATTCAAGATGAACAAAGATTAGGAGGATTATTAAGATAAAATGTTTGGTTCTATTGATAATTATGAAAATGAATTTTTTGTCAATGGGCAAAAAGTTTTAGGTGTTGAATCGATTGATTTAAGTTATTCAAATAATCCAGTTGTAGAGAATTTTTTAGGAACTAGAAAAGGATTAACTATAATCAATGGACCGACATCTCAAAAAATATCCATAAATAGATATTTAATATATAATGATCCTTTTTTATCTTTTACTGGTTCTAATTCGTTTTCTGGCAGTATTAATTATGAAAATAAATATTATGGTTTTAATAGCGGCTTCTTAGATGATTATTCAATTAGTTGTGCAGTTGGGAGTATTCCAAAGATTAATTTAAATGCAACAATATATGATGAATTAACTACTGGTAAAAATAGTAGAGGATCTATTGCATCACCATCAATTTATATACCAAATCAAGGATCTATATCTATAACATGCGATGGATCTTCAACAAATCGAGTTGTTGGTTTTGATTATGCAATTAAAGTATTTAGAACTCCTGTTTATAGTATTGGTTCAAAATTTGTTAATCAAGTAATTTCGACACCAAATATCCAATTTGCTTCATCTGTTCAAATTGATTTAGATGATTTATTTTTAAGAAGTGGTTTTGATTTTATTTCAGATAGACAAAATAAAAATTTATCTTTTTCTATAAAATCTAGAGACGGTTTAACAACTTTACAATCTTTAGTTATGCCAAATGCTTCTCTTGTTGGAGAGTCTTTATCTAATAATGTTGATGGTGGTATAAAATTAACACTTAATTATATTGGACATATATGAGTAATTATTTAAATAATTCAGTTAAATTTTCTAAGAATACTGATGCAATATTAGTTGAAAATGATGCTATAGCTTTAAATGGAGAAAAACAAGCTTCTAAATTTTCTAATACACCATCTAAAGGTTCTAAGTTCACTCCATCTTCTTCATTAACTTTAGTAGATGGCAAATTTTATTGTAGGTCTATTTTTGTCAAAGCGAATGATATAAGTGGTTTAAATGCGACAATTATTCCATTTGTCTTCTCAAGCACTTTAGGAAGTAGTGGTGCTAGATGGGTATTTTTTAATATTAAAACTAAAACCATTAGTTATTCAAATTCATTAGATCCTGGTTGTTATGCAAATTATAGAGAATATGATAATGGATGGATAAGATTGTGGGTAACATTTGAAAAAACTTCTACAAGAATAATTTCTCAAGATTATTACATTGGTGGCTATGGAAATACTTCTGCATTACATTCCTTTTGGGTTTGGGGCGCTCAATTTGAAGATGTTGCAACATTATATTCTGAGCCAAGTGATTATGAAGCTGTAGGAGTTAAATCAACTTCAACTTTTTATAATAGAGATAGTAATATAAAATTGAATTTATCTGATAAAATTGATGATTCAGATAGTTTATCTTCATATTATACTCCTGTTTATGGCTCTAGGGTAACATTTGAGTCTAGATTAAATTCATATGAAACAACAGATGGATATTATAATGTAATACCTCTTTCAATAAATAATTTAAAAGCTACATTTGATTTGAGATTTGATTTGAATGAATTTGAATCACAAAGATTAATTGATTTTATAGAATCTAAACAGGGAATAAGAGCTTTTGAGTTTTCTGATGCAAGTGATTTTTATGCACCTTTAATTGGGTTTTGTAGTGAATATTCAGTAAATCATATGAATAAAAATCATTATGAAGTTGCTGTAAGATTTGAAGTAGATCAAGTTCCATCTTTATTAAATTGGAAAAATGGATCATTTATAAATTATGAAATTGGTACTTGGGTAGAAAATACTGATTATGAAAAATACGATATACTTTATTTTGATATAAATGATTTTGATTCAACCCAGCAAGTTATTGGCGTTAATCCAGATGGAATTAATAAATTAAATAAATTTTATTATGCTGCTTATGATCATAACTCATTATTAGGAGTTGATAGTCAACCAACTGATGAAATATCTCCTTGGAGACAGGATTTTTTCTTTGAGCCAGATATTGGTTTGCAAAACGATGTTCAATTATCAATTTTAAAAAATGAGTTTAAAAATTCTTTTGTTCAAAGAGTTAAAACAAAAAAACATATAGGAGCTATTAATTTAAATTATAAATTTACTAATATAACAACCAAAAAAGCATTAGCTATTTTACACTTTTTAGAAAATAAAGGCGGTTATAGAAGATTTAGACTAGATATGAAATCTATTTATAATAAACCAAAGGTTTTTTATTGCCCATCATGGACGCACACTTGGAAATCTTTTAACTCTCATGATATTGAAGTTCGATTAATAGAAGATCCAATAGGAATAATTTCAAAGAAAAACTAATACCATGCCAAAACAAATATTAAAAAGCAACTCAGCATTCGTTGGTATTGGTAATCCATTATCAACTCCTAAAACTATACAAAGAACTAATTTAGTTTTCCCAAGTGAAGGATTTGATTCATGGAGTTTGATAAATGGTGCTACAATTTCTGCAACAGATCAAGATGGGCCTTTTAATATAAAAACAGCAGAAAAAATAACATTATCAGCTACACAAAATAGTAGATTTGAAAAACAAACTGCAATTTCATCTGCTGGTTCTTATGTATTTTCTATTTGGTTAAGAGCTGATTCTCCAGTTAGTGTACATATTGGTCTTACTTGGGCAAATAAATTAATAAATGTCACTACTGAATGGCAAAGATTCTTTTATACTGCAAATTTAAGTGCTGGAAGTGCATATCCACAAGTACATAAAAATAATACAGATCCAGCATTTTCGCTTTATGCCTGGGGCGCTCAAGTTGAAAGAGGAACCTTTCCAACAAATTATATAAAAACATCAACTGTTACAAATACAGTAACTGAAGCAATTGATGAATTAAGATTATTTACACTTACTCAAAATTGTAATTTTGGAGTATCAAATGATCACTTAAAATTAAAACAAATAGGGTCTGATGGATATGCAGTAAATGAAGTTTTTCAAGCGCCAAAGGTTAACTTAACTTTAGACTATTTACATTCTCCATATTTAAATAATGAATTACTTTTGGGTTTTAATGGAAGTGGAGATCTTTATCAGAATGCTCTTTCTAGCTTCAACTCGAAAAGAAATAATTTTTATTTAGTAGTTGATAATAGAGACATTAAAGAAGGTTTTGATGAAGTAAAAAGAATAGATCCTTTAAATATTGATTTTAGTGGTTTTAGTATTTTTTCTTTTGGCGACTGTTATTTAACAAATTATTCACTCAATTTTCAAATAGGCCAAATTCCATCAGTTAGTACAACTTTTGCTTGTTCTAATATGAAAATAGATACTTTAGTTGATTCTGAAAAATTTGAAATAGTCACTGGGAGTTTTACGTGGAGTGGTGCTAGAACTGATGCAGAATCAAGAGGTGGAAGATTAGCTATTTTAAATACAGAAGAAAAACAAAATAAAGTGCCAGAATATTCAAGTTCTGCATTATGGATTGGTGCAACTGATTCTGGAGTTGAAGGAACTTGGAGATGGATTGATGGAACGCTTCTTAATGATGGGTATACTAATTGGAAAATTTATGAACCAAATAATGCTGGTGGTGATGAAAATTATGCGATGAGATATAATAGCACTAATTCTTATCAATGGAATGATGGTCCAAACTCAGGATTACTTGGATATATAATTGAATACGGAATTGCAGAAACTAAAAATCAAATTAATATTCCATCTGTAACAACTCCTGGAATTTTAAATTTAGCTGATTCTTATTTTACTTTGACCTCTGGTTTTGTTGCAAGCAACCCAGAAGAAAAAAATGAATTTAATATACCAGTCACATCCCCAATGCATAGTGAATTTATTCTTGATGACTTGCAGGTTGGAGGTATTAAATTAGAGTCTTATAATAAGCCATTATTACAATCTCTATCAATAGACATAGATTTATCTAGAAATGACCTATATGGATTAGGTAATAACTATGTTTATGATAGAAAAATCAGCTATCCAATTAATGCTAAAATAGATATGTCTGTATTAGTTTCTGGGGTAGATGATGGATTTATTAGTGGAATTCTTCAAAATCAACAAGTTTATGGATTTACAATAAATTGTATAAATACTAAAAACTATATAACTGGTTCTTATAAATTTAATAATTGTAGATTAAATAATTTTAATTATTCAATGCCATTAAACAATGTAATGACATTTAATGCTTCTTTTGACTGCACAATTAGAAATGATGCTGGATTCTTAATGAGAAGAGTAACTGATGCTATTGGGAATTATTATCAAGATTTCGATACAATTTGGAACAACTTGTCTATAAATTGGGAATCTGTTTGAAATAAAGTGTAAAAAATAATGAAAATATGGATCTACAAGGGAAAAAGTTAAGTGATACTTATAAGTATTTATTATCAGTTGGGCCAATCGATTCTAGTACATCAATAACACTGGGTAATGGCGCTCCTATTCCTTGGAGTGCAAATGGTATTGTTGTGACAGGCAATACAGCTCAAACAATAGGTGGAGCTAAAACTTTTAATGGTACTCTAACCATCCCATCAACGCTTAATTTTAGTTCGAATGGTTCAATTGTTAAAACTGGAAATCATGCTGTTACATTAACAACTTCTTCAGCTTCTAATATAACATTTTCAAGCGCTACAGCTAGAACATATACTATAGCAGATCCAGGAGCAAATGCTTCTTTTGTAATGACAGAGGGGGCGCAAACTATAAATGGCGCTAAAACTTTTAATGGAGATACTAAAATATTAGCAGATGTCGAAGTAGGATTAAATGCAACGGCTACTAATTTATTTGGAACTGGAGCTTCAACAAATAAATTTGGTGATAAAGCTATAACCTCTAATGCATTTGGAAATGATGTAACTGGTAATTCTTCTTTTAATGATTTTGGAAAAGCATCTAGATCTAATAATTTTGGAGAAAATGCTTTTATAAATATTTTTGGAAAAAATAATAGTGGTTATAATGCATTTGGTATAGGAATAAGTGGAAGCACTGCATACAACGCTTTTGGTTCTGGTTTAATAAGTGGCGCTCAAAATTATTTTGGTTCAAATTCTAAAAATCATTTTGGTAAAGATGGTGAAAATTATTTTTATTCTGGATTATTTGCTGGTCCAGTTACTTTACCAGCAACTGTTGCATATACTTCTGCTGGAAGTATAGTTAAATCTGGTAATCATCCATTAGGATTAATAACGACATCTGGAACAACTGGAACATTTCCAACTGGAAATATTAATATTGCTGCGCTAGAGGGTCAGCAAACTTTTATTGGAGAAAAAACATTTTCAAGTGGAATAAATATTACTAAAACAACAGATCAATTAGTTTTAGGGGGTGCGACAAAATTAACAATTAGTTCAACAGCTCCAGCAAATAATAGAAAATATACGATTCCAGATGCTGGTAAAGATGTTAGTTTTATATTAAGTAGTGGTACTCAAACTATTGAGGGGACAACAACATTTACTTCTACAGTTAATGCAAGTATTACTGGCAATGCTGGTTCAGCAACCAATGCCGTTTATGTAACTGGTGATCAATCAATTAATGGAACAAAGAGCTTTACAACACGTCCAACTGTTAATGGATCTGGTGTTCTTTTGGTTGGTGAATCTGTGGCTAGTGCTACAACTCCTTATAGTTTAATTTTTGGTACTGGTTTAAAATTAAGTAATGGAACTACACCAGCAAGTTGGAACGGTAATCAGGATAAAACTATTGAAGTTGACACTACCTATATTGCATCTTTAACTGGTAATCAAACGCTTAATGGTATTAAGACATTTTCAACTGGGCAGATTATTGAATCTAGCACAAATCACATTACATTAAAAACTGGTAGTGCTGGTAATTCAATTTTTATTACAGTACCGTCAATTTCTGCAAATCATACGTATACAATACCAGATATTGGTTCTTCTGCAGCATTTGTGTTAACAAGTGGGTCGCAAACTATTGGAGGATTAAAAACATTTACAGCTGGACAAACTATACAATCTACTTCTAATCAAATCACATTAAAAACTGGTAGCGCTGGTAATTCTATAGCAATTACAGCGCCAATAATTTCTGGAAATAGGACTTATACAATGCCAGATGTAAGTGGAAACGCTGAATTTGTAATGACTACAGGTTTCCAAGCAATTGGTGGTGTTAAAAACTTCACTTCTCGTCCAACAGTTAATGGAGCAAGTATTTTACTTGCAGGAGACACCTCTGTTTTCTCAAAAGTTGAAGCTCCAAATCTTGTTTATAATACTGGAAATCAAATTATAAATGGAAGAAAACAATTTACAAACTTCTCTATTGCAGGTCCATTTGAAAATGATGTTGATGCTGATTTTAATGGTTTATTATCTTCTAAAGGAGTTTATTGTATAAATGATGGTTCTATTAGATCTGCAGTTGAAATACCATCATTAGATATCGTTTATGAAACAGGAGCCACATCATTAACTCCTAGAATTGGTCCAACACCATTTTTTTCAAGACAACAGTTTGATACAAGTGGTACTTATATGGATAAAGATGGATATCTTAAATATGCTACTGGAAATCAACCAAGATTTGATTATGCGGTAAGTAAAAACTTATATTATGGAAGTAATAGTTTATTTAATTTTTGGAGATATCCAGAATTTAATGCGGGTTTTACTGAAAAATCTATAGTCAGTGCGCCAAATGAAATAAATCCTTTAAAATCGCAAAAGGATGTTCAAAAATATGTTGATATAACTGGATCTGGAGTTGCAACTCAATATACAATTAGAAGAGATCAGATATTATATAGTGGAATAGATTATACAATGTCTGTATTTGCAAAACCAATAAATAATAATTTTATAAAATTTTTAGCACCAAATAATTTTATTTTATTTAATTTGTCAAATAATTCAATATCTGGAATGGGGAATGTGGGAATACTTGGATCTGGAATAGATAACACTTATGGAAATGGTTGGTCACGTTTATGGATGTCTTTTAAATATAGCGGTTTAAACTCATCTCAAGTCACTCAAATAACTTCTTCTGATATTACTGGGGCTACATCAAAAATCGTAAATACTACAGCAGTCGATGCATTTTATTTATGGGGACCACAGTTAGAACAAAATGCAAAACCAACTTCATATGAAACATCTTTTGGCATACCTAGTGTACAATCACCTGGTTATGAAGGTATAACTTCAAAAGGATTACTCTTAGAAAGAAGATCAAGTAATTTAGTTTTATATTCTAATAATTTTACTGGTGGACAAGCAAATAATAGCTTTTCTAATGGTAGTATAGTTTTAACTGGTGGACCTTGGCCAGATGGTTCTGGAGTTAATTATTCTGGTGCTGTTTATGTTGAAAATAATACAAATTCTATTCATAATGTTTATAGACATCAAATATCAGGTATTACGGGTGGAACTAATTATACAACATCTATATTTTTAAAACAACCAATTAATGGAAGAAGATATGTTTTAGGTATATTTTCAGGATCTGGTATTCCAGATACAAGAGTTTCAATTGATTTAGATAGTGGTATAAGTGGTGGTAGAACAACAGTAGTTCCTGGTTATACAGCTCCATCATTTTATACTGGAATAAAATATCCTAATAATTGGTATAGGCTTGTTATAAGTCAAACAGCGACTAGTACTGTATCAGAAGGTGGTAATTGTTCATTTTGGTCAACAACGGGTTTTGGAGAAAATACTGGAGCTATTCCAGGTTTAAATGGACCAGCATTTCAAATATTTGGTCATCAAACAGAATCTTTATCTAGAGGAATAGCTACAAGTTATAAACCAACTAATGGAATAACTGGTAGACTTGAGCCAGATTACTGTAGAATAGAAGGAGATGATTTTTCTGGTTTCTTTAATGAGCGACAAGGAACATTCTTTTTGGAAGCTGAGGTTTTAGAAAATGACACTGCAAATTTATATGGAATGCTTGCTATAGAAGGTTCTAATAGACAATCTGGACTTTATTCAGTTTATTGGACTCCGCCAACCAAAAAGTTTAGTATTGATTATGATACAGCTCCACCAAACTATCATAATTCAGCTTTGTTCCAAATTACAACAGGAACTACATCTGGAGTTAAAGAGTTTTTTGCAACATCATCATATAAGGAAAATAATTTTGCAGCTTCATTTTATAATCAAAGTATTTTGACAGATACAACTGGAAAATTAGGTATGCTTCCTATGGATAAAGTTGTTTTTGGTGCTAATGGATATTCTGCTGGGCCAAGTTATTCAAACATGTACTTAAAAAGATTCTCATATTGGCCACTTCAATTTCAAAATAACAAATTAACAGGATTATATAGATACTAATTATGGCAGACGGAGATCAAAATGCAACATATATTTTAAATGCGCAAAACCAATTTGCGCTTTTTCCAGGTATAGGTTTAACATCAAATGGTGGAGCTTATGATGGTTCTGTCGAAAGATACTTTGATGTAGATACATCTTTATTCTTATCCTTAAGTGGCGAACAAACAATAGAAGGACAAAAAACTTTTGTACTTAATCCACTTATAGGTGAAGCAGAAACTGTTTTAACATCTGGAGATCAGACGATTAGTGGTCTTAAAACTTTTACAGATCGTCCTTATGTAAGTGGTATTCCAGTTATTTTAAGTGGTGATGCTGCTGGCGTAGCTACTCCTAATGATTTAACATTTGGTTTTGGTATACAATCAAGCGGTGACATTTTCAATGGAAGTTCTGCTAAAATAATAGCTATAAATCCAAATGAAATTGTATCTATTACTGGAATAGAAGAAATAAGTGGACAAAAAACATTTACATTAACACCAAAAGTTGGTAGTGGAATTGTTATATTAAATACTGGAGAACAAACATTAAGTGGAAAACTTATTATTAATAATGAATTAATTCACTCTGGTTCATTAAATATAGGTAGAACTGGTAATAGTAATTATTTTGGTACTTCCGCTGTTTTAAATGAATTTGGGCCTTCTGGTAATATAAATAATTTTGGAAACCTTTCTGTATTAAATTCATTTGGTAATAGTACAACAACTAATGAATTTGGAACACTTTCTGTTAATAAATTTGGAGAAAGTGGTATTAATACTTTTTACTCTGGAACATTTACTGGACAAACCGTTTTTGAAAATAATATTATAATTGGCGAGGGCCAACCAGTAATGAATACTGGCAGTGAAGTAATTAGTGGTCTTAAAACATTTTTAAATGATTTAACTATTTCTGGAGATTTAATTTTAGGAGATAATAATACAGTTATTGATACTCAAGTTCATACGTTAATTGGAGGATCTGGTAATTATTCAAGCGGGAATGCTTCAGTAGTTTTAGGTGGTAGAAATAATACTTTAAATGGAGATTACTCATTGATAGCAGTAGGGGAAGATAATACGCTATCTGGAAGCAGATCTTTAATTTTAAATGGAATTTTAAATAATATAACTGGAAACGATAATATTATTCTTGGTGGTACTGGTAATAAAATTGGTAGTGGTATTTTCTCATCTATAATAAATGGTTATAATAATACCATCTACGATTCAAATTCATTCATTGGAAATGGAAATAGAAATGTTATAAGTGGATCTGATAATTTTATCGGCGGTGGTTATGAACACGGTATTACTGGAAGTAATAATTTTATTGGTTTCGGTTATGGTAATTTAATAACTGGAACTGATTCGGTTATTGCTGGGGGCGCGTATAATATATCATATGGTGATAGAGGAAGTGTTTTGGGTGGATTTAATAATCAAATTTTAGAATCGACTAATTCTTCAATTGGAGGTGGAAATATTAATAAAATACAAGACGGATACAATACAACTATTGCTGGTGGTTCTAGTAATGAAATTATATCTGGTGATGCATCATTTATTGGTGGTGGATTAATTAATAAAATAAACTCACCAGAATCAGTTATATGTGGTGGGACTTATAATGAAATAAATGCAATTTCATCTATTATAGTTGGCGGTTTTGAGAATTTAATTAATACAGATTGTTCTTATACTTTTATTGGTGGTGGTAATAACAATTCTATAGAAAGTGGATCGTATTCGCTTATTAATGGTGGATATTATAATGAAATTTCAGGTTCAAATTCTTCAATTTTAGGAGGAGATCAAAATAAAATTTATTCTAATTATTCTAATGCTATAGGTAGAAGAGTTAATATTTCATCTGAACATTTGGGAGCAACAGTTATTGCAGATGGACAAGAAAGAGATCACTATTCAAGAGGCGCACACACTTTAACTCTAGACTTCTTTAATGGTGTTTACTTGAGATTACCACAATTTACTGGATCATCATCACAAACAGGAAATCGTGGAGAACTAGCAGTTAGTGGCGATTATTTATATATATGTACTGGAAGTGAATCTGGATGGGGAAGAATACAATTAAGTAGTTTTTAATTATAATCAATTTTAACATTTTTGCTTTCAAAAGATTTCATTTGTTCTGGATGCTTTGCTCCTTTACGCTCTTTTGAATAATTTTCAAAGTATTTTTCTTTAATTGGATCTTTGCCTCCAGCTAACTCTGCACGTTTATTGCTCATTTCAGCACTTCTATCTAATAGGTCGCCATATGTGCCTTTTTTGGTTCCTGTTTTTTCAGTAAACTGTTTCGCGCTAAATGGATCTATCTGAGAGTCGATGGATGCACATGGTGAATAGAAAACTCTAATCCAGTCATCTTCATCTCCATTTTCGCCAAAATATTCATGCTTTTCACTCATAGACTGAACAATATCTCTATGTTCATCTGTTGATTTTCTTCTGTATGTATAAATTGGCATATATATTACTATAAAAAAAACAGGTGAAAATTCAATTCCACCTGTTTTCTATTTTGGATTTTGCTTTGATATTATGCTATTTCTATCTCTAAGCTATCGGTTACTGATTTCTTAGGAAGAGTTAATTTAAGCAATCCATTTTTATATTCCGATTTAATGTGATTAATCGAAACGCAATTATTAAGATTAATAGATAAGTTTTTAGACCTCTCTTCGTTCTTAGCCTTAATCTTAAGGATTTCATCTGTAGCTGTAATTTTGATATCAGATTTATCATATCCAGCCAATTCCACTTCGGCAGTATAAACATCCCCAATATCTTTAATGAAAGATTTTGGATATGAGTATGAGCTGCCTAATGTTGAAAATAATGTATCGTATAATGTATTCATAGACTTTTGCTATATCAGAAATTATGCCAAGCATTAAACCCCAAAAATACTGGACAAAATTGCACTAGCTGTATGCTCATATGTCATATTGACCGATAACTTTTGTCCCTCTGAGTTATTTTGTCCCACTTTAATAGTTGCTCTTTCTGTTGCGAGATTAAAATCTTCTTCAGTCCAAGTGTAAAAAACACCTTGATTAAATGGATCTCCAGTCTTAAAGAAAGCTCCATCTTCAACAGGCATTTCTCCAGAAGGTTCAACAAGAATACTATTTTCATTTGTTGCCCAATCTTTATGAGAGGTTGCATTTAATACAATAGACCATTTGCCAAGAGCAGTCGCGTTGAACGCTGGAAGATTCCAACCTTCGCCCCCACTAAGACCAGTTAGGTCAATATCAATTGCATTAAGGAATTCATTGACTTCTTTGTTTGTCTTAAGATATGGAAGAAAATTAATATTGGTATATCTTTTACCTTCCAAGACATTCTCAATGATAGCTTGCATTTGCTCTGGTTTAAAAAACGGATTAGTAACACAACAAGTTAATTGATATTTATTGTCGTTACCATATTTTTTAAGCCAAGACTTAATGATCTTGCCTGTATGTTTTCTATTCTCAAACTTACCCATTAACCCGAAATGGATTACGCCTTCAAGATATTTTTTATTAGTTTTAACAAAGTCTTTATCAAATCCCATAGGAATATAAGTTGCGTTTTCACAACCATTAGATAAAAACTTGTCTCTTGAATAGGTTGAGCTAAAGAAAACTCTATCTTGTGCTTTGCAAAGCTGTTTTTCGAGTTCTGTTGGTTCGCTGCATTCATAAAATGTCAATAAATTTTGAGTTGGATTCTTTCTATTTTCACTACCATTAAGATGCCATAGTTTGAAACCTGGAATATCTTTAGATAGATAATCGAATCTTGTGTCAATAGATTTTTGCAACCATTGACCAAAGTCTTGAGAAATTTCAAAAGCAGAAATATCAAGATTCCCAATTGGGAAAATTCCAACTTCAATATTTTTCTTATAAAACTCTTTAAGAATGTTTAAAGAAACATTTCCAAAGCTAAGAGAGTTGAGAGGTGCTTCTACTAGTAGTTTCATCAAAATGGGATGTCTTCTGTGTTGTCGGAAGTATCATTAGATACCTTAACATTGGCTTTTTTATTTTCACGATAAGTTGCTTCGCTTTCGGCTGGTCCAGAACCATCTTCCTTCTTCTGCGCAGTATTAAGGAACTTGACCTTATTTGCACGAATGAAGTGACGGCTTTGAGTTGCTCCCTCTTTATTTGTCCAAGATGACATGCAAAGCTCTCCTTCAATAAGGACTTCTCTGCCTTTCTTCAAAAACTTGCCACAGGCTTCTGCGGTTTTATCCCACGCTTCACAATCAATAAAGCATTTTGTCTTTGCGTTATTTTCCGATACACAAACTCGCATCATGCAAATTGATTTGCCGCTTTGAGTCTGCTTGATTTCTGGGTCTTTTACAAGATATCCTAGTGCTACAATTGTATTAAACATTTTCTAATTCTTTCTTTGTTTGTTCTATAAACTTATTATGAATATTGATGCATCCTTGTATGCTCATCTTAAGTTTTTTCGCAATACTTTTCCAAGGTGTGAGTTTATTATAATCCGAACCATATCTCATGTCAATGATTTTTTTCACTCTTTTATCTTCATTTAACTCAGCCAATTTATAAATCTTTTTAAGTATTTCTGAGTTTTGTAAATCCTTTACAAAATCATAAGAAGCTTCTTGGTCATTTTGATGATATTCTAAAGGTTCTTCTTTTCTTTTTTTATTTTTATTATATAAATTTAAACATTTCCAACGAGTTTCATTGGCGAGGTAAGTTGGAAATTTAGTATTTAAATTCGGGTTGTATTTTAAAGCCGCATTATAAATAGTATAATCTTTATCAGCAATAACATCTGTTTTATTAACAAAGTCACAAGAGTCAGATATAATCTTATTAACTATATCCATGTAAATTCCAGAATGCCTATCAATCAATTCTTGAAGACTAAAATTGTCATTTTGCTCTTTTATTCTATTTATAAGGAGTAAGTCTGCTTCCATAGTGAAAATTCTTCTTCACTAATTATATTAGAAATAATTTCAAAAGCAACAGAAATTAATATTTTTTTATCATCTGTAGTATTCCAAGTAAACGAACAGTCAGAATTTTCTCTTAAAAAGACATTATTTTCAGCTTCATCAGCATTTGCATCTGGGACTTGATTTCCATTTTCATCAATCCTATCAATAAAAAACATATAACCATTATTTGACTTAACCCAATCGAATTCGTTTTTGAATCTGATATCAGGCACAATAAGAATTGAGTTTTCTTCAATAGATTCTTGGATTTTTTTAATCCAAATATCTGGATCTAATTTTCTTCTTACGTGTGTCCCCCATGTAACCAAGAATGGTCTAATAATATTTTTCTCTTCTGTTTTTTCTGTGAAGACATCAATACCTAAAGTATTAAAAATAAAATCTTTTGATTCTAGTTTTAGTTGATCAGCCAATGCAGATCTTTTAGCTTTAATACCCATTTCTTGAAAGATCTCAAGAAATTGATTACATAAAGTATCTTTCCCACTTCTAGCGGGTCCAGCAATTCCAATTATTGTACTCATTGACCTGTACTACCAAAGCCTCCACTATTTCTATTGGTTGACTCGAAAGAGTTAACTACTTCAATCATTGGACTAATTGTTTGAGAGAAAACTAACTGTCCAATCTTATCACCCTTTTTATAAATTTTGTTTTTGTTAATATTCACGCAAAGTTTATTTTTTTCGCACATTTTAAAATCAAGTGGTTGTGGTATATATTTAAATCTGAGTTTAATAGTACCTCTATATTCATTGTCAATTAGACCAACTGAATTTGCAAGTACTAGATTGTATTTTGATATAGAAGATCTTGGGAAAACATAAGTATGATATCCGTTTTGTGGCTCAATAATTAAATTAGTTTCATACTCTACATAATCAATTGCAAAATAATCGTCACTATTATCAATAGTGATTCCTTGAATAAATGGATCTGATGCAGCAATGATATCATAACCAGAGTCAGTTTCATTAGCTGGATACCTTATATTATCTGTACTGTTTACTTTAATTATCGTCATTTGTTTCTCTGTCTATTATGCTTAATAAATTAGATGATAGTGTGTGCATTCCTATATCAGCAAGAATTTTGGGTGAAAACGCTAGAATTGAATTATTCTTTTTAAATAAAAGCTCTGTTACTGAGACGGCAGCGCCTATAGAGAAATTAGCACCACATTCTTCAAGCGCCTCTTGAACTGCTTTAGAAGCGGCTTGGTCATAACTATCAGCTTCTACAACGCACTTCCAGTTCGCACTGGCGCATAAAAATAATTTGTTTCCATTCTTTTTGTCTAGAAGCATTTGCCAAAATCATAAATCAAATATAAGAAAATGTCAATATTTAAAAAAATATTCGTAATAAAATAGATTTTATATTCCTTATCTCTAACAATCTACGTCAACTTTTACTTCCCACTTCACTTTAAAATCTATTTTATTCGTAAAGTTTGAATGTTTTAGAGAACGTAGTTCTTTTTGTTTCTAAAAGAAAAGCTCATTGGTTATCGTATACACCAAATAAAAACCCTTGTCAAGAAAAAAATTTACTAAATTTTCGTCTTGTAAAATTCTAATTTTAGGCTATAGTGTAAAACATATTACTATGATTTTTGAAGAACAAATTTCCCGCAAACCAAATCTATATCCTTGGACAGAACAATTTATTGAGGCTATGCACAATGGCTTTTGGACAGACAAAGAGTTCTCATTTAAAGCCGATGTTCAGCAGTTTAAGACAGAGTTGACAGATCAAGAGAGGGAGATTGTTGTACGCACTTTATCAGCAGTTGGTCAAATTGAAGTTGCTGTAAAAACATTTTGGGCAAAGCTTGGAGAAAATCTTCCACACCCATCTCTTCAAGATCTTGGTTATGTTATGGCTAATGTTGAAGTTATTCACAATAATGCCTATGAGAGACTTCTTAGCGTTCTTGATTTAGAGGATATTTTTGATGAAAATCTCAAACTTGAATGGATTCAAGGCAGAGTAAAATATTTAAAGAAATATACTCATAAATTTTATAAAGATTCAAAGAAGCAGTATCTTTATGCTTTAATCCTTTTTACTTTGTTTGTCGAAAATGTATCTTTGTTTTCTCAGTTTTATATTATTAATTGGTTTGCTAGATTTAAGAATGTCCTTAAAGATACAGACCAACAAGTAAAGTATACCCGCAACGAAGAAAACATTCACGCTTTGGTTGGAATGAAAATTATTAATACCATTCGTGAAGAACATCCAGAACTCTTTGATGAAGATCTTGAACAAAGAATTCTTCATGAAGCTGAGGAGGCTTTTAAATCAGAATCTAAAATTGTTGATTGGATGGTTAATGGTATTAATGAAGAAGGATTATCAGCCGCAATTCTTAAAGAGTTTATTAAAAACAGAATTAATGAATCATTATCTCAAATTAATTTTCCAAAAGTGTTTAAAATTGATGAAGAGTTGTTATCATCAACAACATGGTTTGACGAAGAACTTTTGGGTAATAATATGACTGATTTTTTCCACTCAAGACCTGTTGAGTATAGCAAAAAAAATCAATCATTCAGCGAGGACGATCTGTTTTAATTTATGAAGAACGAAATATATTGGCTAAATAAGGATTCAAGAAAGTTTCTTGAAAGAGGGTATCTGCTTGAAGGTGAAACTCCAGAGCAGAGAATTAAGGATATAGCTGATAAAGCTCAATCTTTATTAGGTAATTTAGAAGGCTTCTCAGATAAATTCGTTGATTATATGTCAAATGGTTTTTATTCTTTGTCTAGTCCAATTTGGAGTAATTTTGGTCGTGAGAGAGGCTTGCCCATTTCTTGCTTTGGTAGTTATATCTCTGATGAGATGTCATCTATTCTTGGTAAGGTTGCTGAAGTTGGTCAAATGACTAAAGGTGGCGGTGGTACTAGTGCTTATTTTGGAGCATTACGTGGCAGAGGTGCTGAAATTTCATCTGGTGGCAAGTCAACAGGTTCTGTTCATTTTATGGAACTTTATGATAAGCTTATGAATGTTGTCTCACAAGGCAGTGTTCGTAGAGGATCTTTTGCAGCATATCTTCCTATTGATCATCCTGATATCGAAGAATTTCTTAAAATTCGTGGAGAAGGTCATGAAATTCAAGACATGTCAATTGGTGTTTGCGTCTCTGATGAATGGATGAAGAAAATGATTGAAGGTGATAAAGAAGCTCGTAAAGTATGGGGTCTTGTAATCAAGAAGCGCTTTGAGTCTGGCTATCCTTATATCTTCTTTTCTGATAATGCAAATAATCAAGCTCCTCAAATGTACAAGGATAAAGGTCTTAGAATTAATAATTCCAATCTTTGTAATGAAATCATGCTCTCAAACTCAGAAGATGAATCATTTGTTTGCGATCTTTCATCTCTCAATCTTGAAAGATGGGATGAGATTGCTGAAACTGATGCTGTTGAAACATTAGTTTATTTCCTTGATGCTGTCATGTCAGAATTTATTAATAAGACAGATGGTGTGAAATTCATGGAAGCTCCTAGAAAATTCGCAATCAATCAACGCGCTCTTGGTGTTGGCGTTTTGGGGTGGCACTCACTTCTTCAATTGAAAATGATTCCATTCGAATCTATGGATGCTAAATTACTTAATGGTGAGATTTGGCGTTCTATTAGAGAGAAAGCGGATAAAGCTACATCAGAACTCGCAAATCTTTTTGGCGAACCACCAATGCTTGAAGGCTATGGTCGTAGAAATTCTACTACTCTTGCAGTAGCTCCAACAACAAGTAGTTCCTTTATTTTGGGTCAAGTATCCCCATCTATTGAACCACTTAATAGCAATTATTTTGTTAAAGATCTCGCAAAAGGTAAGTTTACATTCAAAAATCCATATCTTGAAAAGCTATTAAAAGACAAAGGTAAAAATGATCAAGAAACATGGAAATCTATCTTAATTAAAGGTGGTTCTGTTCAACATCTTGATTTCTTAACTCAAGAAGAAAAAGATACTTTTAAAACATTTGGTGAGATTTCTCAAAAAGAAATTGTCATTCAAGCAGCACAAAGACAAAAGTTTATTGATCAAGGTCAATCTCTTAATTTAATGATACCACCTAATACCAAGCCTAAAAGCGTTAATGAGCTTATGATATTTGCTTGGGAACAAGGTATTAAAGGTTTATACTATCAACGTTCTAGCAACCCAGCTCAAGAACTTAGCAGGTCTATTTTATCATGTTCAACATGCGAATCTTGATAAAAAAGATATAGATTTTTTAAAAAAAAGTGTAACATTAATATAATGGAAGTTGATTTTTCATCTAAATTAAGAAGTTTTTTTGGTGTCGAGTCTGATGCAGCATCAAGACCTGGACCAAAAAGTGCAGCTCAAACACCATCAAAACCATCAGAAAGAAGAAGGGGTTCGGATAAAAATAAGCCAGATTCTGCTTCTAGTGACTCTGATAGTAAAATAGTATTTACTGAAAAAATCATTAATTCATTAAAGCAAAAAGTTTCTGATCATAATGAAAAATATGATAAAAAAGTTACTTTAGAGCAATTGAAAAAGGTTTATCGTCGTGGTCTTGGAGCTTTTTCTGCTTCTCATAGACCTGGCCAAAGCAGAAATAGTTGGGCAATGGCTAGAGTTAATATGTTCTTAAAGATGCAGAAGGGTGGTAAAGTAAAGGATTCTTATCGTGCTGCAGATCAGGATATTGCTAGAGGTGAAGAACTTTACTATGAACAAAAACCAGAAGATTGTTTTTGGCAATTTGATTCTCTTGATTTTGATTTAGCTCGTATCGATCTCGTAAAAGCTGGTGTTGATATTGAAGAAGAGGGTGATATCGAGCTTGATGATATTGATTATTCAGAAGCTGAAAAGAAGACTCTCAATAAACCATTTAGATTACCAAGTGGATCAAATAAAAAGTTTGGTGTTTACGTTAAAAATGATAAAGGTAATGTCGTAATGGTTAAGTTTGGTGATCCAAATATGGAAATTCGTCGTGATGATCCAGAACGCCGCAGAAATTTTAGAGCGCGTCATCAATGTGATACTAATGTTGGACCTAAATGGAAAGCTCGTTATTGGAGTTGTAGGTTTTGGTCTGCAAAACCAGTTTCCTCAATGGCTTCTGCTGAAGAATTGTTATTAAGCGATGATGATGGCTTAGATTGGGACTGGGATGATTCAACATTTATTGATCAAGACCAAATTTTTACAGAAAATCCAGACCTTGAAAATATTGAAGATTTTTTTGAAGAAGAGGATTTATAAGCTATAATAGCTTAGTGAATTCAGTTATATTTACATCTTATTTTTCTCAAAAAAAACATCCAAATGACCCAAATGACCCTTGGGTAGTTGGTAGATCTTCTGATGGTAGAGTTTTACAAAATAGCTTTTCATATATTGAAAATTGGTATAACTCTATTAATATTTTAAGAATTCAAGCTCGTATATTTCATGATAATTTAGATGATGAATTTATAAATAAATATACTACTGATAAAATTAAATTTGTCAGAGTAGAACCATCGGATTATTCTAATAATGATTGGAGATTTTTTTGTTACAGAAATTATTTAGAAGATAATAAATTTGACTGTATATTTTTAACAGACTGTTCTGATGTAATTGTTGTTAAAGAACCCTCTGATATTTTAAAAGAATATCCAGATAAAGATTTTTTTATATGCAAAGATAGTATATTATTAAGCGAATTTCCATACTTACAACTACATCAACAAGCTAATTGGAATAATTATATTTGGTTTTCAATAATGCAGTCAAGGCTTGATTTAATAAATATGGGTGTTATTGGCGCTAATTATAATAACATGCTTTTATTTTTAAATAAATTTTGCGAAACAAGAATTAAACTTGGTAATCCAGAATTTAATTCTGATATGTGGACTGGTCAATATGTATTTAGGGATATTTTATCAGATAAATCTTTATTAATTGGTCATCCATTTACTAGTAATTTTAAAAAATATGAAAATGATAGAAAGGATGTATTTTTTATTCATAAATGAAAATTTGTTTTATAGCTCCTGGAGAAATAGAGATACCACCAAATGGTTGGGGCGCTCTTGAAACTGTTGTTTGGAATCAATCTCAAGAATTAAAAAAATTAGGTCATGATATTTTTGTTATTAATGAAAAAAGTCGAGACATTACATTTAATGAGATAAAAAAAATAAATCCAGACATTATTCATCTTCATTATGGATCACACTACGAATTAATGCCATTATTTAATTGTAGAAAAATAGTCACCAATCATGATGGAAGTTTTAAAAACTCAGCTGTATTTCATGATACAGTCATTCGTTCATATTTATATGATTGTGAATTTTTTTGTCTTAGTGAATATGAAAAAAGATTTTTTTTAAATTTAGGAATTTCTCCTAAAAAAATTAAAATAATGCAGAATGGAGTAGAGTATTCTAAATTCAATAAAAAACTAGAACCCGTCCATCCACAAAAATCTATTTGTATAGGAAAAATTGACGCTCGAAAAAGACAAAGTAAACTCCAATTAATGAATGCTGGAGTAGATTTTGTTGGATCTGTAGCCGATCCTAATTTTAATGTTAACTCAAATTATCTTGGATCATGGACTCGTGAACAAATTTTTCAAAATTTAACAGAATATGGAAATTTTGTTTTATTATCTTCGTCTGAAAATTGTTGCCCACTAGTTTGTTTAGAAGCTATGAGTGCTGGTTTAGGAATTGTTATTTCTGAAGCTTGTACAGAAAGTGTTGATTTATCTAAAAAATTTATAACTTTAATTCCCGAAGACAAAATTAATGATAAAAAATTTATTATAAAATCTATTAAAGAAAATCGTGAATATTCAATTCTTAATAGAGAAGAAATTATTAAATATGCTTCAACTAGAGATTGGAGTGAAATTGCTAAATATTATAATTCATGCTTATGAATAAATTAGGAATTTTTTTTACATGTTTTGATGAACTAGAAGCTACTAGATTTTCTTTAAATATTTTAAAGAAGGTATATCCAGAAATTAAAATTAGATTATTTTATGAAAGTAATGTAAATTTTAAATTTTTAGAATCTGAAATAAGTAATTTAAAATGTTCTCAAGAAGAAGACACCATGAGTGATTATCTTGGTATAGAATACCATAATTATCTTTCCGATAAAGATCAATTTGCAATTAAAAGAGCCTCCTTAGCAGTAATTAATAGATTAAAAAAATCAATACCATATCTTAATAGCGAATACATCTTAATGATGGACCCAGATGCTATAGTTCGTGGCCCTCTTACAATACCAGAAAACGCTGGTTTACTTGGTTGTAGAATTAATACTCATATTTGGGCGCTTGAAAAATTAAACAATACACTTAAAAAATATGGTGGAATTGAAATAACAGCCTGGGGAGCAACTCCAGCTATTTTTAATGTTAAAGATTTTTTAATTGGTTGCGATATATTATTAAATACTCCAAATCTTTTAGATGATTTATGCAAATCATTTTATTGGTTCTGCGCTCACGATATATTACTGGCTAGTATTTTTTCTTTAATAGGAAAAGAAGAAACTTTTAATCCTGAATTATTACAATGTGGATCTGTATCAAATTGGAGAGAACACAACCACCCTCTTTTACATCAGTTCAGAGAGCATTATCCACGAAGAACTTCAAAATATAAAATAAATGAAAAAAACTGTAGTAATAACTAATCACAAAAATAAAGAATGTGGTGTTTACCAATATGGAAAAAGATTTTCTTCTATTTTACTAAATAGTGAATCTAGTGAATATGAATATCATTATTTAGAGCTAGATAGTAAAGAAGAATTTTTTCAAAAAATTTCCGCAATATCTCCAGATATTGTTGTGCATAATTATTTAAATATAACAATGCCTTGGTATGATCTTGATTGTTTTAATTTATTAAAGAATAATAATATACCGCAAGGCTTAATTGTTCATAATATTGGATATTTAAATATATTTGATTTTTTTCTTCATCAACATCCGTTTTATCCACAAAATGATGTAAACCATCCAATTCCACGTCCTTTATTTAAATATAATTCTGTTTTAAGAGAACCAAGAAAAATCCCCAAAATTCATACTTTTGGTTTTGCATTTTTATGTAAAAAATATGAAAACATAGTAGAAATTATTAATAATTCTTTTGATGAAGCTGAAATTAATATGCACTTAACAATTTCTAAATTTTTTCCCAATGACGATGAACTAAATGAAATAAAAAAAATATGTAACTCTAAAATTACAAAAAATGGTATAAAATTAAATATCACATCTGACTTTAAATCAGATGAAGATATATTAGATTTCTTAGATAATGCCGATTTAAATATTTTTCTATATAAAAATTATGATAATTATAATGGTATTTCATCCGTAATAGATTATGCTTTATCTGTTAAAAGACCCATTGCTGTTTGCAAAAGCAATATGTTTTCTCATATTAATAATATTTCACCATCAATCTGTATAGAAGACTCTAGTATTCAAAAAATTATAGAAAATGGAATAAAACCATTAGAACATTTTTATGACATGTGGAGTAATAAAAATTTTGTTGAATCATTAGAGCAAACATTTAACATATATACAAATACAAAATGAATATTTTAAATTTAGGCAGTTTTTATGTTTCTGATTTTTTGAATCAAAATGAAAAATTAGATAGTAGATCTAAATATCCATTGGATCTAATTTTAGATGAAGAAATTGGTGCTGTTAAATTAACAGAGGCTCCACCGCATAATCAAATGTGGGGTAAATATTGGTATCGTTCTGGCACAAATGCTTCAATGAAAAATGAGTTAAACAGCATTGTTAATGAAGTATGTTCAAGAATAAAATATAATAAAAATGATATTTGGCTTGATATTGCATGTAATGATGGAACTTTATTATCATTTGTTCCTAATGAATTTATTAAATTAGGTATTGATCCAGCTGATGATTCTTTTAAAAATGAATCATCTAAAATTGCCAATGTAATAGTTCAAGACTATTTTAATTTAAATTCCTATGAAAAAACTGGTTATGGAGAAAAAAAATGCAAAGTAATTACGACAATTGCAATGTTTTATGATCTTGAAAAACCAAGCGATTTTATAAAAGATATAGTAAACGTTCTTGACGATAATGGTGTTTGGGTTATACAATTATCATATACTCCTCTTATGTTGAAACAGCTTGCATTTGATAATATATGTCATGAACATTTTTATTATCATTCTCTTAATAGTTTGAATAAATTGTTTCAAAAGCACTCTTTAAAAATTGTTGACGCAAATCTTAATGATGCAAATGGAGGCAGTGTTAGAGTATATATACAAAAAGAAAAAGCCTCAATTACATCATATGCAAATGCTCCATTAAGAGATGTATGTAATTTTCGTGTAGATAGTCTTTTAAAATATGAAAATGATTATTTTGATATTTCAAATCCGCAAAACTGGAATGTATTTTTTGAAAACATACAAAATTTAAAGGAGCAAACAGTTTCTTTTATAAAGTCTGAAAAATCAAAAGGTAAAATTATTGGTGGTTATGGAGCTTCCACAAAAGGTAATACGCTTTTACAATTATTTAATTTAGATCATACTTTAATTGACTTTATAGCAGAAAGATCTCCTTATAAATTTGGTTTAAAAACTATTGGCACAGAGATACCAATTATTTCAGAAGAAGAAATGAGAAAAATTAAACCAGATTATTTATTAGTTTTACCTTGGCATTTCATAAATGAATTTATCGAAAGAGAGAGCGAATTTTTAGAAAATGGCGGTAAATTTATTGTCCCATGTCCTAAGTTTGAAATCATAGAAAAATCTTAATGAAAAATATTGAATATTATTCTCAATCAAATCAAGATAAATGGGTTTGTGAATATTTAAATTTTAAAACTAATGGATATTATTTAGACATTGGCGCTTATGATGGCGTACAAACAAGCAATACATTTGTTTTAGAAAAGTATTTAAATTGGAATGGTATTTGTATAGAAGCAAACAAGTATATATTTCAAAATTTAATTCAAAATAGAAAAAGTATTAATATAAATGCTGCAATTTTAGATTATTGTGGAACTTGTAATTTCTCAAATGATTCTGTTTCTGCAAATATTAATGATGATTGTGTCGATTGTTATACTTTAGATTTTGTTTTAGAAAAAAATAATGCCCCATCCATAATTGATTATATGTCTATAGATATTGAAGGATCTGAATTTGATGTGTTAAAAAATTTCAATTTTTCAAAATGGCAAATTAACATGATTACACTTGAACATAATTTGTATTTAAATGGAGACTTTAATAAAAATAGACTATATAAATTATTAACTGATAACGGATTTGAGAGAGTGGTTGAAGATGCTGTATGTTTAGATGAACATCCATCTGTTTTTAATCAACCTTATGAAGATTGGTATATCAATAAAAAAATATTATAAAATGAAAAAGGTTTTAATAACTGGGGTAACTGGACAAGATGGAAGTCTTATGGCAGATTTTCTTTTAAGAGAAACTGATTGCATTATTATTGCTGGTGTTAGAAGGCTAAGTGTAAAAAATTATGAAAATATTCAACACCTTCTTGATAATCCAAGATTTAAATTAATTGATCTTGATATTACAGATCAATCCAATATTGATAAAGTGGTTCGTGATGAAAGTCCTGATTATTTTATTAATTTTGCTGCAAATTCTTTCGTTGGTAATAGCTGGACAATGCCAGCGAGTCATTTTACAACAAATTGTCTTCCAGTTTTATATCAATTAGAATCAATAAGAAAATACGTACCTAATTGTAGATATTATAATGCTGGCTCTTCAGAAGAATTTGGTGATGTTGTCACAGTACCGCAAAATGAAGAGCATCCACTAAGACCACGTAGCCCATATGGAGCAGCAAAAGCTTCAGCTAGACATTTAGTTAAAGTTTATCGAGAGTCATATAATCTTTATGCGATTCAGGGTTGGTTGTTTAATCATGAAGGAATAAGAAGGGGTGAAGAGTTTGTAACTCGTAAAATTACTAAAAACGTTGCTCGTATTAAATACGCTATAGAAAATAAATTAACTTTTGAGCCATTAAAACTTGGCAATCTAGAAGCAAGAAGGGATTGGAGTGATGCCGAAGATTTTATTGAAGGTGTATGGTTAATGCTCAATCAAGACGAACCAAAAGAATATGTGCTATCCTCAAATGAAACTCATACAATTAAAGAATTTGTAGAATTAGCTTTTAAAGCCGCTGGTATTGATGGAATTTGGGTTGGCGAAGATTTAGAAACTTTATATTTATTACCTAATTATTTGACTGATTTTACTGATATAACACAATTAAAATTAGTTGAAATTGATGAAAAATTTTATCGCCCCGCTGAAGTTGATCTTCTTTTAGGTGATTCAACTAAGGCTCGTCAAGAACTTGAATGGCAACCAAAAACATCTTTTAAAGAATTAGTTGACAAAATGGTTAGCCATGATATACTCAAGCATGGCAAAGTCTAAAATTAACAAAAAACATATTCTTGCCAAATTGACGCTTGTCCCACTAAAGGATAAGCGTTTATTTTATATGCGTGAAATGAAATTTTTAAATATCTTGTGTGAAAGATATTCTTTGGAGTTCATGAATGCAATGACTTTTGATAAAAAGCTAGATTCATTAGCTTATTTAGTTAGCGATAAGCTAAAAGACACCCTAGATCAAAAATTTAGAGCTTTTAATTTTAAGGTTGACTATTCTCGCTATGAGCAGTATCATATTGGGGATAAGGTTGGAGATGATCCAGTTGTGGAGAAGAAGAAGGTAACAATTAAACATTTTTTAAATGAGCAAAACTAAAGATAAAGAAGTAAAAAAATCAACGGATGTTTTAGATTCGTTTTTAAAACAGAATCAGAGTGACCATTATAATTTTGAAGAATCAATTGATTATAAAATTTCAAGTGGTTCTCTTCAGTTAGATCTTCATTTGGGTGGCGGTCTTGGACCTGGTTTACATAGATTTGTTGGCATGAATGAAGGCGGCAAAACTTCTGCCGCACTTTCTTTTATGAAAAACTTCTTGGAAAAAATCCCAAAAGGTAAGGGTTTTTATATTAAGGCTGAAGGTCGTCTCTCCAATGAAATGATGGAGAGATCTGGGATTAAATTTGTCTTTTCAGCTGAAGAGTGGCAAGAGGGAACCTGTTTTGTATTTGAAAGCAATATTTATGAAACTGTAGTTGATGTAATGCGTCAGCTTGTTGCTAAAAATGATGAAGGTAACCTGTACTATTTCCTTCTTGATTCGGTTGATGGGCTTATCTCCAAAGGAGACTTAGATAAGAGCTTTGAAGACTCTAATAAGGTTGCTGGTGGAGCGGTTATTGCCGCCAATTTCATGAAGCGTCTTTCTATTGGATTGGCAAAGCGTGGGCATATGGCAGTCTTCATTAGTCAAGTAAGGGCCGATATTAAATTAGATCCATATTCTAAAGCTCCAGTTCGTCAGACTACAGCAACTGGTGGTAACGCCCTTCTTCACTTTGCTAACTGGATTCTTGAATTTGAGCCTCGACATAAAGGAGACTTAATTCTTCAAAACCCAAGTGATACTAAGATTGATATCAATAACAACCCAATCGTTGGGCATTTTGCTAAAGTTACTGTTAAGAAATCACCAATTGAGAAAACTAATTTAACAATTGCCTATCCTATCAGATATGGACGCACTAATGGTAACTCTATATGGATTGAAAAAGAGATTGTTGATATGCTTTATGTTTGGGAGTTTATCAATAAAAAGATGTCTTGGATTACTATTACAGAAGAATTTAAAGAACTCTTAGCAGAGAATAATCTGGAACTCCCAGAAAAAATTCAAGGAAATGAGAATCTATTTAAATTAATTGAAGAAAACAAAGATCTTTTATCTTTCTTGATTTCTTATTTTAAGAAGACTATTAATAATGAAATTTAAAACCATAACTGGCTCTGAAACAACTTTAAAAAATGCTAAAAAATATTTAATTAATTGGAATAAACCAAGCCGAAGTAAGTTTCAAACATCTGTCAAAAATTTTCTTAAACCCTATTGGTTTAATGATATTGTTTTTGAGGAATTTAAAATAGTTGGAACTCGACTTTCCTATGATTTTTATAATGCAAATAAAAGAATAGCGATAGAAGTTCAAGGCGCTCAACATACAAAATATGTTAAATTTTTTCATGGAAGCCGTCTTAATTATTTAGATCAATTACGTCGAGATGAAAAAAAATTGAAATTTTGCAATGTAAATGATATAACATTGATAGAAATTTACCCAAACGACATAATTGATGAAAAATTATTCGAATCTTTTGGAGTTATACTGTAAAGATATAAAAATATGTCAGAAATCAATCCAGACTCTCTCCCCCAATTTAAAATACCAAATAATATTATCAACCAACTGTTCGAATTAACAGGTGGCGCTGAGAAATTTAAAGGTTTAATATTCGCTTGTGCTACAGAAGATGGCAATCCTCTAATTTATACTAAATATGATAGTCAAATGACAGAACTTGCCTTGCGTAAGGCTGTAGAATGTTATTTGCAGAATCTAGATGAACAGGAATTTTTGAATTCTGACGAAGACTATGATTGACACGCCCAATTATATGTGTTAATCTCTCATTAGATGATTTATAATTACGAGTTAGAGAAACAATTACTTGCCGCCTTAATTAAGGAGCCAGAGAGCTATTCTGAAGTAGCTAATTTCATAAGCTCAAAAGATTTTTATTCCGAAGATAGTAATCTTCATGGAACAATCTTTACTATAATCAAACAATCAATTGATTCTGGGGAAGAAATTGATGAGGTTATTATTGCCCAGCGTGTTAGTTCTTTGGGTTTGTCATTTGAAGATCGGGTTAATCCATCTGACTATATTAGATCTCTGGCTATGAGAAAAGTCCCCAAGGGGAACTTAGTTAAAACTGCTAGGGAATTAAAAAAA